CAAACTTTGATGATGCTGCTCAGGATTGGGCACAACGCCAAATTGATAAATTAGATAATGAAACTAATAAAGCAAGGAGCAAGATGAAGAAGACAGAACGCCGTACCTTTACGGTCAGAGACATAGAGGCAAGACAGGCAGAAGACGGTACTATGCGTATGGCAGGCTATGCTGCAGTATTCAATGAGGCTTCCTTGCCACTACCGTTTATTGAGAAGATTGCACCTGGTGCATTCACAAAGACACTTCAAGAGACACCAGATGTTCGTCTATTGGCTAATCATGAAGGATTACCTATGGCCAGAACCAAAAACGGTACCATGAGATTATACGAAGATGAAACAGGTCTATACTTTGAAGCAGAATTAGCAAATACACAAGAAGCAAGAGATCTATATACTCTTGTTGAGCGTGGAGATGTTGATCAAATGTCTTTTGCATTTAGAGTTATCCGTCAAAACTGGAGCAAAGACCGTACAGAAAGAACTCTTACTGAGGTATCTTTGGCTGACGGAGATGTGTCAATCGTAACATATCCAGCATACCCTGCAACTACTGTTGAAGCAAGAGAGGCAATTAAGAGAGCCATCTTGGAAATAAAAGAGGGCAGAGAAGTAAGTGGTGACTCACTATTAGTATTAGAAAGCGTATTTGGAGACTTAGCAGAAGGTCATGAATATATCATGAAGGCTGTAGAAGTCATGGGTACACTACTTGGTAACAATGGAGTAGAAGGAGAAGAAGAAGATTCTTCAAGTCCATTGGAAGATGTTGAAGAACAAGAATTAGAAATGTCTGCTACCAATGTTATAGATGTTATAGATGTTCCTGGACAAGGTGCAAAGATTGTTGGAGATCATCCATCAGTTCTAAACTTCCTACCAGATAATCTACCAAGATCAATGTCTCTACGCTTAGCACAAGCAAAGAGAAACACAATAAAATAATATTCCTATCCTAAACGATAGGACTGAAGTCGGAGTTAGGCTCACACCCGTAAGCGTCGTGAAATCCATAACCACCACCTCAAACTAACATAACTCACAAAAGGAGAACAACAAATGTCTTATTTAGACAAAGTAATTGAACGCCGTGATGCAGTTAAGGTTGAAATGGATGCTATTCTTGAGGCAGTTGCTGCAGAGAATCGCACAGACCTTACAAATGATGAATCAGCAAAGGTTGATGCCCTTGTTGAAGAGTCACGCTCACTTGATTCAAAGATTGAAAAGTTGACTGCTCAGGCAGCAGCAGATGCTAAGGCAGCAGAAGCACGATCAGCAGTGGCTGAAGTTGCAATGCCAAAGGTTGGCGGAGCAACAGTAACTCGTGAGGCTCGTACATACTCACCAGAGTCTGAGGTTTCATTCGTTAAGGATGCATTTGCAGCAAAGTTCAGCAATGACTATGCAGCACAAGAGCGTCTTGCTCGTCACACAAAGGAAGAAGAAGTAGAGCGTCGCTCTGTTGGAACTGGCAACTTTGCTGGTCTTGTAATTCCTCAGTACCTTGTTGATCTTGCAGCACCACTTGCTCGTGCAGGTCGCCCAACAGCAGACTTCGCAACAAACAAGATGCTACTTCCACCAGCAGGTATGACACTAAATATCTCACGCATGACAACTGGTACATCAACTGCAGTTCAGGCTGCTGAAAATGATGCAGTTTCAAATACAAATGCTGACGATACACTATTGACTGTGAATGTTCGTACAATCGCAGGTCAACAGGATATCTCAAAGCAGGCTATTGAGCGTGGTACAGGTATTGACTCATTCATCATTCAGGACCTTATCCGTGGATGGCACACAACACTTGACAACCAGATCCTAAATGGAGATGGAACATCAGGTTCTATCCTTGGTCTTTCAAACACAGTTGGAATTGGATCTGTAACATACACAGATGCATCACCAACAGTTGCAGAACTATATCCAAAGTTGGCAGATGCTTACCAGAAGATTCAGACTGGTGCATTCATGAACCCAACACACTGGGTAATGCATCCTCGTCGCCTTGCATTCCTACTCTCAGCAGTAGATTTGTCAGGTCGTCCATTGGTAGTTCCAACACTAAATGGTCCAATGAACGCATACGCAACAGGTTCAGGTCAGGCATTCTACGGTAACTCAGGTTACTCATTGATGGGTCTACCAATCGTTGCAGATGCGAATGTTACAACAACAGCAGGTGCTGGCACTAACGAAGATGAAATCTATTGCGTAACTGCACCAGAGTTCCATCTTTGGGAGCAGGCTGGTTCACCATTTGCATTGAACTTTGATGCAACAGGTGCTGGTTCTTTGACAATTAAGTCAGTCGTATACGGATATGCTGCAGCAACTGCAGGCCGTTACCCTGCTGCATTCTCAAAGATCTCAGGAACTGGTCTTGTAACACCTACATTCTAAGTTAAATTTGCACAGGGTTAGGCCTTGAAACCTAACCTTGCTGCAATACTTAGAGCAATCTAAGGGAGAGTAGGCCTGAATGTCCCCGCTTTGGGCCTACTCTTTTTAAAAAGGGGATTTATGAAAAAGATTAAAAAGATTTTTAAAATCAAGAAAGAAACAGCAACTGCAACTCCTAAGACGGAGAAAGCAATGTTGCCTAAATTGGAGAAGAGGATTAAATGAAGCCTACGCTTAGTCAAAGTGTGCAGCCTAATAATGTCTATACGACATTAGCAGATGTAAGAAACAGCCTTCAAATTGAAGACAGCCTGGATGATAATGAAATCCAAATGGCGATTCTTGCTGCATCTCGCATGATTGATGACTACTGCCAGAGATCTTTCTACCAAGAGGGTACATTAGCATCACCTGTTACAAAATACTACACACCTGTAAATCCGTGGTATTTAGAGATTGATGACCTTATTCAACCAACAGAAATAGCCTCAAGAGCAAATCAGTCTGGACCATTTACACAAATTTGGAATTTAGATACAGATGTTATGTATGAGCCTGTAAATAACCCAGAAACTGGGAAGCCAGTTACCAGACTATTAGCAATTCAGACATATGTATTTCCTTATTTCTTTCCTCAGACAGTAAAAATAACTGGAGTTTGGGGTTGGTCCTCAATTCCTTACGAAGTAGAATTAGCCTGCAAGATTCAGGCAGCAAGATTATTTGTTAGAAAGCAATCTCCATTTGGTATAGCAGGCTCTGTAGAATTAGGAACAGTTCGTCTTAATTCTCGTCTTGATCCAGATGTTGAGATGCTTCTAAAGACATATCGTAGAAACTTTGGGTTGGCATACTAATGGCTATTACTAATGTTAATGGCGTAAGAGATGCACTCAAAGCCAACCTGCAGACAATTACAGGACTTAGAGTCTATGACTTGATTCCAGATGTTATTGTTCCACCTGCAGCAGTAGTAGGGCAATTAGATTTCACATTTGATGTTGACAATATGCGTGGTTTAGATCAAGCATCTGTTGATGTTTTTGTGATTGTTCAAAGAATATCTGAAAGAACAGGACAAGAAAAACTTGATGCTTTCTTGGCTGGAAGTGGTAATGGATCAATCAAAACTGCATTAGAATCAGATAGAACATTAGGTGGGCTTGTTGATACTCTAAGAGTCATAACTGCTGAAAGTGGTACTTATACTACTGGAGACACGCAATACTTATCTTATCGTTACAACCTCACAATTTGGGGATAGGAGAAAACAATGGAATATACAGTTACCTCAAGTAAAAAAGTTTGCGGTAAGATTAATGGTGAAAAACTTACCCAAGATGATATACTTAGTGCAGGAGGAAGTGTTGAACATCTTCTTGCAGCAGGGCATATCAAAGAAGCAGTAAAGACACCAAAAGCAAAAGAAGAACCACAAGTGCTAAAGGATGAACCAGAAGCATTTGTTTTTAACAATTTCAATTACGAACAAGGAGATAAATAACAATGGCTCGTATAGTACTTACAAATGTACAAGTTACTGTTGGAGCAGTAGATCTTTCTGATCATGTTGCGTCAGTAACACTTTCAACCACATATGATGTTTTGGAAACCACTGCCTTCGCAGGAGGAAATGTTCCAGCAGCAGCAAAGACAAGAATTGCAGGATTGGCTGATAACTCAGTTACTCTTGAATTCCACCAAGACTTCGCAGCAGGCGAAGTTGAGCAAACAATCTATCCACTTTTGGGTACAACTGCAGCAGTTGCAATTAAGCCAAACACATCAGCACCAATTGCAGCAGATAATCCAGCATACACATTTGATGCTTTGATTTCAGAGTGGACACCACTAAACGGAGCAGTTGGCGAATTGGCAACAGCATCAGTTACATGGCCTGTCTCAGGTGCAATCACCAAGGATGTAACACCGTAATATGGCTAAGATAGTTCTAACAAATGCGTATGTTGTTTTTGAGGGTACTAATGATTTTAGTGACCTTATTTCCAGCATAACGCTTTCTACTGTTCATGATGTTCTTGATGTGACCCCTGTAAAAGATGGTCAAATCTATAAAGAAGTCATAGCAGGTGTTGGAACTAACTCAGTATCTTTTGATTTCTATCAGGACTTTGCAGATAATTCTCTTGAGGAGTTTTTCAATGGAGACGGAACTGCTGTAAGTCGTGTAGGAACAAAAGTATCTTGTGTAGTTAGGCCGTTAAACGCACCTAAATCACAAACTAATCCAGAATATCAATTTGAAGCATTAGTAACAGAGTGGACTCCGTTAAATGCTCAAGTTGGACAGTTAAGTACAATTTCTGTAAATTGGCCTATTTCTGGAGCAATCACTAAGGACACTACTCCTTAGTTTAATTAATAACCTTGAAGGGGAAATTAAAATGGATGGACTAAGTATCAAAGTAAAGACCAGTGACGGAAACGAAGGCTCATATGCTCTTCGTCCAAAGACTCTCGTTGCATTTGAAAACAAATATAACAAGGGTTTTGCTAAGTTGCTAACTGAAGATCAGAAGTTAGAGCATATCTACTTCCTGGCTTGGGCAGCGATGAAGGATGCTGGTAAGGTAGTAAAGCCTTTTGGTGAGTCATTTCTTGACACGCTTGACAGTGTGGAATTAGAGACAGACCCAAATTCAGAATCCACAGAGACAGCCTAACCTATACGGTAGCAATGGTTTCTGTGGAGACTGGGCTTTCTCCAAACGATTTGCTTGAAGCACCTGACGGTATACTTGAAGCAATTGTTATTTATCTCAAAGAACGATCAAAGGATGCGGGTAGGTAATGAGTGACGATAGAGCAATAGTGCTATTTGGTGTTAAAGAAACAGTAAAAGCATTAGAGCAATTTGACAAAGATGCAGTCAAGGCATTTAATAAACTGGTTAATTCAGAATTAAATGTTGCTAAAAAAGACGCACAAGGCTTTGTCAAAGCAGAGCCACCACTTAGTGGCTGGAACACTCAGCCTGCCCGTAATCCTCGTACTCGTGGTGGTGCTGGATGGCCTGCCTGGGATCAAAGTGTTGTTAAAGCAGGAATATCAGTTTCTAAGGCTGAAAGAAAAGTTAGAAGAGACTACACAACCAATGCTGGTGCATTAAAGAATAGATCAGCAGCAGGTGTTATTTATGAATTGTCTGGTAGAGAAAATAAGACTGGCAATTTCATTAAGAACTTAGAGGGTAAGGTTGGAAATGCTTCTCGTTTAATTTGGAAGTCTGTAGATAAAAATAGACCAAGAATTGAAAAGAATGTTGCAGAAGCATTAGATGACCTTAAAGCAAAATTACAAAAAAATTTAAACATGAGGAGGACTTCATAATATGGCTACAGGTGCAGTAATTGCCAGAATCCTCACTCAATATTCTGATAAAGGATCTAAGGCTGCTCAAAAGGACATAGCAAGACTTACCAAGAAGTTTGATGATTTTGGTAAAAGAGCCAAAAAGTCATTTGCTCTTGCAATAACTGCAACGGCTGCTCTATCAGTAAAAATTGGTACTGAGGCAGTTCAGGCAGCAATTGATGATTCTAAGTCTCAGGTTGTTCTTGCAAATGCACTTAAGGCTACTGCTGATGCAAGCGGAAAGTTAACTGCTCAATCAGAAGAATATATCAAAGCAACAATGTTCCGTACAAATACGGCAGATGAACAGTTAAGAGCCAGCCTTGCATCATTGATTATCGCTACTGGAGATTTAGGCGAAGCAGAAAGATTGCAAACAATTGCCCTTGATGTTGCAGCAGCAAGCGGAAAAGATTTGGCTGCTACTACAATAGCAATTACAAGAGCACAGCAAGGCAATGTTACTGCATTAAAGAGACTTTCTCCAGAACTATCTGGACTTATTACTCAGGGAATGAAGGCTGAGACAGTATTTGCACTTCTTGAGGGTACATATGGTGGTACAGCAGAAGCACTTGCAGATCTTGATCCACTTACAAAATTAAAATTAGCATATGGAGAAGTACTTGAAACATTAGGTGCTGAACTTTTGCCAGTAGTCAAAGAGTTTGCAGAATATCTTATAAATGATGTTGTGCCAGCAGTTGATGAATGGATAAAGGCAAATGGAGAAGACCTTAGACAAGCACTAAAAGATATTATTGAAGGAGTTGTAGCCCTTTCAGGTGTATTTAAGAGTTTTGCAAGTTTTATAAAAGACAATGAGTTTTTGATCAAGTTAGCCATTCAAATTTTTGCTATTGGAAGAGGAGCAAAACTACTTGGCAAGACAATGGCTAAGGTTGATGAGGTTATTGGCAAAGGCCAGAAGGTATTTAAAAATCTTGGTACAGAAGTAAAGAAACTTACTGACAAATTCTTTACACTTACAAGTGGCGATGGAGGATTTGGAAGATTTGTTGCCTTAATTGGCCAAGGAGTAGAAGGAATAGCAAAACTCATTGGAGGCTTCCTTCTAACAAGTGCTGCAGTTAAAGCAGCAACAGGTGCATTTAAGTCTTTGTTTGGAATTGAAGAAAAAGGAATAAAGACAACTGTTGACTTAACAAAGCAAACTTATGGCGGAGCAGCAGCAGAAAAGTATAAGGCTGAAGTCGCTGCAGCAGCAGCAAAGAAAACTGCAGCAGCCAGAGCAGCAGCCGCAGCAGCAGCCGCAAAAGCAGCAGCAAAAGAAAGAAAAGATGCATTAGAACAGGCCAGGGTTGATAAAGCCGTAGCAGCAATTAGAAAAACCCTAAAGATTAAGGGCGACAATGCTATAGATAAAGAAACTGATATTCTTCAGTTGAATGCAGCAGAAGCATTGCTAAAGAGACAAAAAGAGATTGATGCTGCTGATTTAGAAAGAGTTAAGAGACTTAAAGAAGAACTTCTTTCTTTGGCTGTTAGAAATGATTTGGCCAAGAGATATCAAGATATTCTTACTGCACTTGCAGATCAGAAGATTGATACTAAAGAAATTGCTATTTTGGCAAAAATGTGGGGAGTCCCAACAGAAGCAGTAGAAGCATATTTGGCAACATTGTTTGCTGTTGAAGATGCAACTATCACAGATGATGAGATTGTAAATCTTGCTATGAAGTGGGGTAGCACACAAGCCCAAGCAGCACAATATTTAGATTTCTATCAGTATCTAAATGACGGTATCCTAAGCGATGCTGAAATTGAGAAGTTAAAGACCAAATGGAAGTTAACTGAAGAGCAAGTACGCATGTATGCTGACTTTGTTGGCGTAGTAAATGATGGTAAGTTAACTGATGCTGAAATTGTTAAGATTCAGGATAAGTGGAAACTAACTACTGATCAGGTCGTTGAGTATATTAAGAAGATTGGTTCTCCAGTTTCTTACTCAGGTACCCTGATTGATCCTGCCAAGGCAGCAGAAATTGGATGGTTAAACGCTACAGCAGCCCTACAAAGATATCTTGATCTTCTAAAGGCTGGAACTGGAGTTGTTGTTCCAAATCCAATAACACCACCAGTGGTTGTTCCTCCAGTAGTCATTCCTCCAAAGACAGATGGTCTTGGTGGATCTAAGACAGACTCAGCAGCAACTGCATCCGCAGCAGCAGCAGCAGCATACGCTGCAGCAAAGGCAAAGGGAGACATGGATGCAGCAGCAAAGGCTGCAGCAGGTGTACGACCAAGTGATCTTGCCTCACAAGAGTCTGGAGCCATAGGTGCAGCATCTATAGCAGCCCAATTAAGAGCAGCAGAACAGGCAGCAAAAAATGCAAATACACTTGCAGCATTTAAGGCTAAGGAAGCAGCAGATTTAGCAGCATCTCAAGCAGCCTCAGCACAAATGGATTATGATGAAAGATTTAGATTCAACAGAGGAACCGTTGCTACTGCATCAACTATAAGCAGTGGAAACCTTATGGCTGGTGGATCACCAGTTATCAATGTAACAGTACAAGGCTCTGTAACATCAGAACAAGACCTCGTTCAAAGTATCAGAACAGGACTATTGCGTGGTCAATATAACGGTGATCCAATAACATTGCAGGCGATATAAAATGAGTTTGCCAACACTTAGAGTAGAAATTGACTTTGCCAGTGGCCCTTCATTTTCATATCCCTTGCTTCTTGATAGTGGAACATACGGATTATTAGATGTTAATACATTAGGAGATGCACCTGCAGATGTTGTTGATATTTCTGATATGGTGTTAAGATGCTCTACTCGTAGAGGCCGTAACCGTATTCTTTCTCAATTTGAGGCTGGAACTGCGACGGTAGTGTTAAATGATCCTAATTCAGACTTTAACCCATTTAATGCAAGTGGTCCATACTATACAAAGTTATTGCCATTGCGTAAGATAAGAATCTATGCAATTACTCCATCTGATGGAGATTTTGTTGAAGTTAACCTATTTGCAGGATATATTACTTCATACGATACTGGTTTTTATCAAGGAACAAATGAGACTTCTACAGTTACATTACAATGTGTTGATGGATTCCGTCTTCTAAACAATGTTTCTACTGGAGTAGCCCCAGTTCCTGGATGCCCAGCAGGTCAATTATCTGGAGCAAGAGTAAACTCTTTGCTTGACTTCTCAAATTTCCCAGGTTCAATGAGATCAATAGATCCTGGAAATTCTACAATGATGGCTGATCCTGGTGGACAAAGAACATTGCTACAAGCAATTCAAACTATTGAGCAGTCTGAATTTGGTGCCTTCTTTATGGCAAGGTCTGGAAAGGCAAGATTTTTAGATCGTGAAACGGTATCTGAGTTAGCAGATGTTACTCCAAGATTCTATGCAGATAATAGTGCTCCTGGCAGCCTTACATACACAAATCTTGACTTTGCATATGACGATCAATTAATTCTAAATGATGTTACGATTACAAGATATAACGATGGCACTCTACCTGCCCCAATTCCTCAAGAAGTTATAGATCAATTTAGCATTGACACATATTTCCTCAAGTCTGGTCAAAGAACTAATCTTTTGATGCAAACAGACACAGAGGCAAATGACCAAGCAAGGACACTACTTGCTGCTCGTGCTAATGCTAATCTAAGAATTGACTCAATGAATTTAGATATTTCTGGTGATAATAACGAAGATAGCGTATTAGTTAATTTAACATCAGATATTTACAGCCTTGTTGTTATATCTAAAACAATGCCTGGTGGATCTTTCATTACTCGTGAGTTGTTTATTCAGGGTGTTAATCACGATATCACTCCAAACTCATGGACAATGAAAGTATTAACAGCAGAACCATTGATTCAAGCGTTTATCCTGGATTCGCCAACTCAGGGTATACTTAATAATAACAATTTATCATACTAACATAAGGAGAAAACAATGCCTATAGGCAGTCCAAACGCTGGTTATCTTACCTTCAATACAGGTGATGTTTTAACCTCTGCACAGGTTCAGTACAACCTGCAAAATCAGACAATAATGTACTTTGCGTCTGCTGCAGCGAGAGATGCTGCCCTTACAACAGGTATTGTCCAAGAGGGTATGTTTGCATACCTTGCTGATGTTGATTCTTTGACATTCTATGATGGTACTGCTTGGAGTGGTTTATTTGATCTTCAGACACTAACATCACCAAAAGAAACAATAAATATCTCTGCAACGGCAGCAACAGGAGCAATCAACCTTGATGTTTTGACCTCTTCTGTTAATATTCGTACAGTAGATGCTACTGCAGACTGGACAATAAATATCAGAGGCAATAGCACAAATACCCTTAACTCAATAATGGCTACTGGAGAGCAAGTATCTGTTGTATTTGAGTCACCAATTGGTGCTACAGCATATGAGCCAACAGCACTTACTATTGATGGATCTGCACCAACATATATTAAG